GGCTTGAGAACTTCCTGGTTATCATCGTAAGAGAGGATGAAGCGTCCCTTGATGCCTTTCAGCTTCTTGCAGAGTTCCTCATGGCTGAACTGCTTGGAGTTCTCGTATGTATAGCCAAGCATGTAAGGTGGGTCACAGTAGAAGAAGTTGCTTTTGGTGTCATACTTCTCTATTACCTTCTCATAGGAGAGGTTCTCGATGATCACCATATCAAGACGCTTGTGGAGTTCTTTGATGCGTTCCAGACGGTTATACATACTGGAGGTGCCACGCTTCTGAGAGGTGCCGAAGCTGTCACCTTTGCTTCCGAATGATCTGGTGATCAGATACATGAACCTGGCAGCCCGCTGTATCTCGGTAAGGCCTTCCTGCTTGAGGATATCGCCAAAGAGCTTGCGGCTGGCGACTAACCAGTCCAACTCCCTGATCAATTCATCAGGATGATACTTCACCTGCATGAACAGGTTGACCAGGCGGTTATCGAGATCGTTATAGACTTCCAGATCTCCCCACTTCTCTTTGTAGAGGAGCATCCAGGCAGCACCACCGAAGGGCTCGATATAGCCTTTGATGTCCTTGGGAACGTAGGGAGCGATGACCTTTCTCAGGAGGCGTTTACCGCCTATCCAGCCGATGATGGCATCCATCAGACATCTCCTTTCGGGTCAGTGATACAGAGCCGGAGGTATAGATCAGGCAGGGTGAGGGACTCGAAGTCTTCATTGGTGAAGCCCAGCTTTCTGAGGATCATTTCGAACCTCTCGAAGGGGTATTTGGAGACGCCGTTACCGCCAATCCGAAACTCCCGAGCCAACCTGCGAACCTCTCTTTGTTGGCTCTGATATAGACGAAAAAAGCGGAGAAATGCTCCAGTGCTTCAAGTGCATCCATATCGTCCGGGTCCTGGTTTGAGATGATGCGGATCAGCTCTTTATCGGATTCCGATTGGCTGATCAGTTCCAGTAGTTCCAGCTCACTGACCTTGGCTACCTTGCCGGAGAGGAAGTCCTCTAACTTGGCTTTCAAGGTAGCGTTCGAGATTGTGAGGCAGAGTATTTGCCGCAGTTGGCTATAGCTGAGTTTTGGTTCTCGCTTCATAGAATAATCCTTTTCTTATTTACCAAAGAACATTTCGAGGGCAATGCCTAGTAAGAGCAGGAATTGCGAGGTGGAGACGGTTAGCAGTATCTTCATATTCGTCTCCACTCTCGCCATTCTGGTTACCAGTGACTTGTTGCTGTCACCATTGCCATAGATCTCCTCGTGAACCGAATCGATTTTCTCTTTGATCTCAGGTTTGCACTGACAGTCCATAGCAGTTCCTTGTTTTCGAGTATAGTTGCGAAGAGCAGTGATCTTATACTCCCGGAGGGATATCCTTGAGCAGGAAGATCTTGTTGGAGGTCACTCCGGAGAACTCGGTGGAGATGACTACGTTGAAGAGGCCATCAGCCTCTCCCGACCAGTCAACTGTCCAGCGTAGTCCGGTGAAGATCACCACCCGATCCAGTTCCTTGGAAGCCACTACGATGGTGGTATCTTTGCTCATGAACAGGGTGCTTTCCAGGAAGTTCTTCTGCTTGGTGGATAGTCCGGAGATGTTGAGTTCGACTGTACTGGTGCGCTTGCCCGGGATAGTATAGTTGCGAGTCTTGAGCTTGGTCAGCTTAGAGTCCGTCTTACCGGGCTTCTCAGCCAGTTCACCGAGCAGATCGAAGTTGGTGGTTAGTTCCGTCTTGACCGAGGCTTGAGTTGCATACAGCGTTTCTATGGATAATAGATCGTAGGTGCCGATCCCGAAGTAAACGAGATCGGCAATCAACACATCCATGAGCTTGCTGAAGCTCAGGTCACCCTCGGTCATGTTGGAGGGATAGGTGGGCTGCGAAATAGGCTGGGGCATCAGAACACCCCTTTGATCGCCTTGCCGATGCTAAAGAGCCATTTGCGGTTGTGGAACACGTATTCGATGGCTCCTCCGATGGTGCCAAAGACCTTGAGGATGACATTGGTCTGCTTGGCCGGGAGGGACTTGGTAGCTCGCTCCACCGCCAATTGCTTCTTGGCATAGTCGTCCAGGTCCTTGGTGGCAGGGTTGATCTTGATATCCTGGATGATGTCCAGGATGATGGCCAGAGCTGAGTTGACCTTGGCCTTGTCGATCAGCGTGCCGGTAGTGCGGGATATGATCCAGACTACCAGGGCTGAGACCAGACCGAGGATAAACTCCTGATTGGCGAAGATGAAGTCCATAGAGTCTCCTTGTACTCGCTTAGGTGGTTAGCTTGAACACTTTCACGAAGCCCGAGATATAGGTGATGCCGGGCCGAATGCGGATGTACCAGTGGTACTTCCAATCGCTTCCGTGGTGTTCTACTTTGAGTTCGGCATCAGTACGATAGCCGACGATAATGAACTTGGGCAGGCCGCCGATGATGTAATCGGCATCCATGAGACGGGGTTTGACCGGGATACCCGCAAAGGATACGTTGCCGCCTTCAAGCAGCAGGCGATCTCCAGCTCCGGTCTCACGCTTGGCGAGTTCAGCACGGATACGGATCAAGTCTTTGTGAGCTACGTAGAACTTGAAGTTCTCTTGCTCTTCCAGCATCTCGTCAGAGAATGCCAGCAGAGCAGCTTCGAAGCGCTTCGCCCAGTCGGTGTAGGTGGTCTTGGAGAGGTTGGTGACGTCGGTGGCGGTAGTTGCGAGTTTGATCACTCCATCCAGAGCCTTGATTTTGGCAGTGGCAGAGGCTCGATCACCCTTGAAGAGCAGCAAGCGGATGGCTTTCTCGGTCTTCTTGGCGATATGGTTCTCCACATAGGCTCCGAAGGCATCTTCACCGTACTTGTCCTTGTAGAACTCGACCACATCACGCCCCAGAGTGAACTCAGCATTGAGTATCCCGGTGGGCACGGAGAGATCGGCTGTACTCACGTTTTGAGCGGTCAGAGCACCATCGAGGGAGTTCTTGAAGACCAGGTCATCGATCAGGCCGACGTCGATCTTCTCGTCCTTCAGCAGGGGCAATACTGAGATATCTGAGAGGGTATCACCAGGCTGCGATCCAATCACCTCATCGATGAACAGAGAAGTGGTGTTGGCGGTCAGGATGTTCATGGCCTTGCCGGAGTCCACGTCGGAGATGCCTTTGTAGATCTCACGGTGGCTGGCCTTGACCATGATCTTGTTGCCATCGATGCTAACCTCTTTGTCCACATTGGACTGGTTAGCATCAGGCTCACCGGGAATGCTCTTGGAGATAGCTCTGCTCATGGTGACAGAGAGGTCTTTGAGGCTCTTCTCGATGCTGTGGATGGCATCACCAAGCTGAAGATTCGGATTACCCTTCTCCAGTTCACTGATCTTCTCAGTGATGGCGGTGATGCCTTTCTGCAGATCGGAGTTGTTGTTATGCTCCGCTACCTTACGAAGCGAATTGAGCTCGTTCTTGATCTCGGTAAGGCTGGCTTCCGCGTTGCGGTAGTCATCAGCTCGTCCGTATATCGAGACTCCATTGAACTCGCCTTTCTCGACCTTCTGCCAAAGCTCGGAGTTGAGGTCTTCGCACTTGAGGACTTGCACCCAAGAGCCGACTTTAGCATCGGGAAAATGCTCTCTGTCGCTGGTCTTGAGGATGTAGTTCTCGACCACGGTGAACTCAGGCACCGGCTGCATGTTGTGGTTCACATCGCACTTGCCCACAAGGCCATGCTTGGCGAAGTGATCGCAGGACTTCTGGATCTCTTCCCGGGTGTAATAGTCACCCTGGGAATCGTGGATGTTGGGTTCCATCAGAGTGACATAAAGCCGTCCCTGAGTGCCACTCGTTTCACTCTTGAACTTGGTGGAGTTGATCTTGTGTTCAAAGCTTCTGCCTGAGGCATTCTTGACCACAAAGCCCTTCTGATTGGCGGGAGTCATCTCATCGAAGAGAAGCGAGACTAACTCGACTTCCACGTTGCGGAGTTCTCCCTTGAGAATGGTGCGTTTACGATTCACGCTACCTCCTTGTTGTTGATTGTCAGTTATGTAGTTGTGCATAGTTTACTGCGCTCCAAAGCTGCGGTTCTGCATAAACAATTGATCATCAGCAGACTGGATTGCTTGTGTAAGGTCTCCGAAGTTGAAGTCCTCCGGCTTCACATTCCAGCCGAAGTCGAAGTTGAACTCGTTTGCCAGAGCCAAAGCGAGGCGATTCTGCAGCGGTTTGACCACGAACTGGTAGAACATCCGCATATCGCTACTATTATCGCCACCCAACTGCCCAGGAATGAGTTGAGAGACTATCCTGGCAGGAACTCTGTGATAGGCGAGGATGCCTTCCCTGAGGTCTTTCTTGAGCCCCAAGAACCCGCCTTCCCGGTCTTGCTGTCTGAGCGGTTCGAGGCGTATCTTCACGTCCCGGCTCTCACTCTCGATCAGAACCGTAGAATGGCTCTTGGCATTGCCTTTGACCTCGGTGAGCGCTTTCTCGATCTCGGTATAGGCATCGGTCAGCACTTCATTGCCTTGCTCGTCAGTGACGGTTCCGTCTCTGAGGGTGCCGCCTTCCACGATCACGAAATAGTCGATCATCAAGCCGTTCTTGAAGTTGTTGTAGTCGAAGGTCTTGATCTCGCCCAAGATCTCGATGTTGATGGCGATGGGCAGGCAGGCCAGGCCCCAGGCATTGGATCTATGCGTGGACTTCTTTACGTGGATGATATCCTCGTAGGCGAAGTCCTTCTTCTGGTTGTTCTTCACTTGGATGTAGTTAGGCTTGAAGAAGCCGAACTCGTCATAGTTCTCCACGATCTGCACTTCAGAGGGTAGCATGCGCTCCAGTCCCATCCACTGGCCTTGGGCGTTACGCATCTTGATCATGAAGCCGTTGCCACAAGCCAGATAGAATTTCATCAGTTCCGCCAGTATGGTAGTCTGGTCTTCACAGGCCGGGAACTCAGCATCAACCATCCAGGCTTTAACCTGACTGTTCTTGCAGTCGAACTGCATGATTGTTGCCATAGTCAGGGCATCGATGCAGCCTGAGTGGTACTCATCGGTATCCAGGAGATTGAGCAGATTGCTCATCGAATAGGGCTGAGAAACCACTTTCTTGGCCTCGGCTGCTTTGGACACCAACCGCTCCCCGACTCTCTGGTACTGGGATAGATCTATGGGTTCAGGCTTGTACTTGCTCTCCAGCAGGTCACTTGCGGAACTGATAGCCAGGTTGTAGGCACCTAATCGCATCACTCTCATGAGCCCGCTCCGGTTCCGCTTTTCAGCAGATCGATCTTGGCGATCCTGACAAGGCGTGTGCCATCGATGCGGCTGGTGTAGTACTCCACACTTGGTAGGTCCCGGTTCATCAGCTTCAGGTAGAAAGAGCGGAACTTCTCTTTTAGTTGATACAGATCGGAATCAGGATCAGTAACGTTCTGGGCATTGACGATTAGGAAGACTGTCCAGGCGATATCGGTATCCACATACTGCCGGGAGGTGCCGTTCTTGCCTGTTTCCGAGTCGAGGATCAGAATAGCGCAGGGCAAGGCTTTGGGGATGTTGTCCTTGTTGTAGAGGGTCTCGGCCACTCCTGCCAACTTCAGAGCTTCGGAGATGCGGCTGCGTTCGGCTTGGTATTTCTCAAGAGCGGTCACAGGCTCACCTCAATATCATTCAATTGCTGATAGATCCACTGCTCCCGGTTGGCGATGACTGAAGCAAACACATTACGAGCGGCAATGCCTTCCCGCTTGATCTTGCCCCGGATGAGATAGGCGATCTCGGCTACGGTCAGATCTTTACCTGTCTCTTTATCAGTCCAAGACAGGTTCTTGCGCTCGACCCAAGCTATAAGTGGAGCGATTGGAGTCCAGGAAGGCACTTTACCGCCCAAAACGAAAGGCTCATGACGCACATTGGAACCTACTCTCAGTATCATGGCTGTATCAGTGGTCTGGAGCAGATAACCGGTATTGCCGTAGAAGTCGCCTTTATCATAGATCTGCTGTGCCAGTATCTCCTTGCGGGAATCGGCATCAATCACAGAACCGATCAAATGCAGTCGACCCTCAAGGGCGGCATAGATAGCCCGATAGATCTCGATCATCAGTTCCTCAGGAGAAGTAAAATCACGATCAGGCATCAGATCACTCCCACCCGGATAGGACGAGCTTGTCTGGGCTTCATTTCGTTCAAGCGATCCAGACCGGCAGGATTGAGATAGGCTTGCAGGATAGTCAGTGCCCTCAGCTCAAGATTGGCTTTGAAGGCGTCAATTTCGCTCCCTGTGAGCAGTTCGGTGGCAGACTGGTCTAAACCTACAGTCTTGACTATTCCCTCACCCAGGGTCTTCAAATTGAGAAACTCACATGTGCTGTGCAACATCAGGAAACAGAACCCAAAACGAAAAGAAACCAGGAAAGGCTCCTCTTCCGGCATATCTTCGTGAGTTGCCCGATCAAAGTGCTCCTGCAGAACCAGTGAGTGGATCATTTCCAGCACCAGGCCCTGATGCTCCTTGAAGATGCCATTATTGGACATCTCTTTGGGCAGGTTGAGGATGTCGAGCATTGCATCGGTCTCGACCGGAATGGGGATCACTTACCTTTCCTCATCATCTCAGAGAGCTCAATGGCTCTCATTCCCACTTGCTTCGCCCACTTGGAGGCCAGCATGTTATTGGCAGCCCGCTCCCAGTCTCCCGCACCGATAAAATCGAGGGTGTTCTTGAAGCCCAGGAGTCCCTTGATACCCAAGT